GCGCGTTGGCCGTCACGAGATAGTCGTTCGATGAGCTCGAAAACCCTCGGGCCATTACGCCTCCCGCACCACAATCCGGACCAGCTCCGCATCGGTCGCGATATCATCCGTGCCACTGGTGCCGTCGGCATCGCGTCGGACCTTCAGTCGGAACGGTTCATTCGCTGCCAAGCTATCAATCTGCGCGGTCGTATGCGTGATACTGATTTTCGTCGGAATGCCACTGGTGGCACTCGCACTGCCCCCGGCACTCTGGAAGCTCCCGCTGAACGAATCGGCGTCGAGATCCGGCCCTCCGTCATTCATCCGCTCCACGTCGGTCTGAAACCGGAACGAGCCGGTCGTGGCACTGGTCAGCGCCACATACAGATCAATCACGAGACTCCCGCCGTTGTAATGGGCCGGCAGTACACCCTCAAAATACGCCTCCTCATCCGTCGCCCCGTCGAAATCGAGCACGGGATGATTGTTCCGCAGATCGGGCGTCGCATAATTCGATGTCGGGAATGTCGCCGCCAGCGGCGTGAATACAACCAGCGTATCTCCAGTCATGGCTCCACCTCATAGCGCCGCGAGAGCACGTAATAGAGAATCTGCAATTTCTGCTTGGTCGTGAGCGCGGTGCGGGCCGGCAGCGGAATGGCAGTATTGAATGCCGCCTGGTTACTGTCGGCCCACGCATCGATGGCGTTCACCGCCGCCTGCAAATCCGGCTTCGACAGATTGAACACCACCCGCAGCGCCGAGAGTTGTTCGGCAAATCGTTTCAGGATGCTGAGTCGATCAGGGTCAGAGAGTACCGCCATGCCACCTCCTCAATCCTTCACCTTCGTAAGCACTAATGCGCTCCCCGTCTCAACACTCGTTGCGGTCGCCGTTTCTGAGCCATGCCAGATCTCTAGGTCTCCGGCGTCGCTCACCACCAGAACGCATTCGATCACGTTGGTAATATCGGATGCGGTCGTCGTCACACCGCCGGTATAGGGGCCTAGATTCGGCGTGCTCGTGGCCTCGGTCTTGACCGCCCAGGCTTCCCAGAGCTGCCCGTTCGCGCCCACATCATCCGCCGTCCCGTTCCCTGCCGTTGTCCCGCTGGTCGGGAATTGCAGCACGCAGCTCATTTTGGTGACGGTGCCGGTATAGTTGATGCCATAACCCAACCCCACCGTCGCGGTCGCGGATCGCACGATGAGGTTGTAGCGCGCGACATAGGTCCCAGCCGTCAGCCCGGTGGCCTGCAAACCCGTCACCTCCGTCGCCGTCGTCGAGGAGATCGAATGCTGTGCGGTCAGCGTATAGGTCCAGGGCGTGCGCTGCATCACCCGCTTATCGGTGATTTGGTTGCTCGCCATCGTGGTATCGTTCGCGGGCACATAGACGACCGCCAACACGATACTGTTCGCCGGAATCGCTGGGTAGACCGGCGAAGCCGCCGCCGTTCCCGCTGTGGCGGACTTCGCGCACGCATTATCCGCGACGATCAAATCAAAGCGCGGATTCGTTGCGTGGGCGGTCGTGATTGTCACATTGCCCGCCGCCACATCACACGTCGTACCCCCAACGTGAATAGTGCCCGAGGCCACGGCGACGGTCATGTCAGGCGAGCCCTGCGCCGTGACCGCCGCGCCTTGATAGACCCCGCTGCCATCGATGCCCGCGACGAGAATATCGAGATCGACCTTATCGACCTGCGCCTGCGCCGCGTTAAACGCATCACTGACGTTCGGAATCGTGAAATCCGCCCGCGCCGGACTGGCCAGCAGCAGCGCGAGCAGCAGGATCGTTAAGGCTTGCATGTGATGGTCCTCTTGGTGCCGGTGCCGGTCGTCAAGGCCCTGGTATAGCGTGTCGGATCACAGGCGATGAACACTTTGTCACCGCTCATCGTCACTGTCGCCGGCGGAACGGGCACCGGAGCTGGCACAGGATCATGAACCGGCGCAGGGACCGGAGGCGGCACAGGGCTGGGAGTCGGCAGCGGGACAGGATCTGGCGACACGGTCCCCACCGGCATCTGCACGCAGCGCTGCTGGCCACTCTCGCTCAGCCAGGGGCTCGCGAGACTTCCCCGCACGGCCCGCGCATCCCAGCACGCTCCGCGATCACCGGTTGTTTCAGGCAGCGCAGAAAACGTCTGCGCATAGGTGCCGGTCGTGCTATCGAGATTTGCGGCGATCGGCTCCCAGGCCCAGCCGTTCGCAAAATGTTTCCAGCGCAATTCATAGCGAATCGTCGCATCCGTGGTAGGCTGCCACGAGAGCGTGGCGGAGGCGTTCGTTAGGGCCTGCGCGTCAGACGGAATGATCCACTGCCAGGCCAGCGAGAGCCGGTCTGTGAGCGCCTCCCACAATTCTGTAACACGAAGATTGATCACGGGGGCCGGAGGCGTCGTATCGATCGTCCCCCCCAGGCATCCAATCCGGGCATTGCCGACCGCGAGCCGGTCCAGCCAGATACTCCCCAGGCCCGTTTGCCGATATAGGCGATTGTTGGCAAATAAGGAGTTGTCGCCCGTTTGGCGATATTGAATATCTGTGCGATTCAATATCTGGACGCCATCGGCCCAGGCTTGCTGCACGCCGTTGGCGACGCCAGGCGTATTGAGTTGCTCGTACGTTTCAAGGCAGACCCATTGATTCTTGGGCATCGTGTACGAGGTAAAGATATTGGAGGACGCCCCCACAGCCGGCACATTCTGGTCGGTGACAAAGAAGGTGCCATTCCCCCACATGCCAAAGCCCCACCAATTACTATTGGGGCCGGTCGTATCGGAGCGCATGAGCTTGGTGTACACATCGGACCAGGTAAACCCGCTGCTGACCCGGATATAGAAGCGCCGCCAGAACGTGCCCGTGTTGGTGAAGAGACGGTCACTGAACCCCCCGCAATTCGTTTGCGCCGCCGCATCGGGGTAGCAGACCGCATCGAAGTTATAGCGAAGCGAACCAGCCCCGCTGAACTTCACGGTCGTATCAAACGTCATCGGGGTGGAGGCGTACCCAGTCGGGAGCGTATAGCCGGTATTGCCGGACTCCAGTTCATCGTCCCAATACGTCGCCGCCTGCGCGGGCGCACTCCAACACCACACACTCATCAGCAAGAGGCCTATCTTGATGATCATCATCCCCCCCATTAGTTCATCAGAAAGCTGCCGATCGCCCTCCGTGGGCGCGTCGCGCGCAGGCACTGCAAGCACGTCCCTCCTCGCTTAACTCGCCCGGTAGAACCCGGCTGCCGCGATCTGCGCCGTGATGTCGGAGCCGTCCGGCGTCACCACGAAATCATGGAGCGTCAACGGCACGATGTTCGCGTCTGTGCCGCCCGTCGTATCGTTATCATAGGCCACCACCACATCATTCCATCCATCGCCGGCTGCCACGCCGGTCCACGTCTGATCGGGAATGTCGAGATCGACCCGATCGTTCGTATCGTCCGGAGCAAACGCCACAATGTCGGCGTCCGTCAGCACTTTGCGGGCATAGCCGGAATTCGTGACTTCGTTGGTCGTGCCAGCGACCAGCGCGGTGACGGTATCCACATCGCGCAGCGTCGCGTCCGACTCGATGCCCGACGTCGCCAGCACCAGAATGATCAGCGCCGAGTTGGCCGGATCGTTGGTATCGACCCGGTTATACAGTTCCGCGACCCGACCCTTCGCAATATTGAAGACCAAATCAGCCACGAGCCACCTCCTTCACATGCGCCTTCCGCTTCGGCGTGATCCCCTGAGCCAGATACAGGTCCTCACGGCGCTGCGCTTCGGTCTTTGCGCCATACGCCGCCTGCTGCTGGGCGTCCAGCACGCAGTCATAGTAATGGATCACCTCGTAGCCAGCCGCTGCTGACGCGCAGGGATATTTCCCGGGCACGCGCAAGATGGTGTACCGCAACGATTCCGGTTGAGCCTGCAGGGTCAGGACATCCCCATGAATCGAGATCCACCCTTCCGTAAGTCCGGCGGCCACCAGCTCGGCTGAAAAATGCTGAGCCCGCGTCGTGCCGGTATGCTGCACTTCCACATAGGCCAACACCGGCACGGCGCCATCCGCCCCTGACTTGTAGTGTCGCTTCAATCGCATGACTCGCCTCCTTAGCTCACCTTATTGAGATTCCGCACGGGATAATCCACTTCGTACTTGAGTCGCTTCGTGCTGCTATACCCCACCTCGATCAAGAGCCGATGCCACTCCAACTCCGTGGCGGCATTCGCAAGACTGTTATCGAGCGCGACGGGCTCGATCGTCAGCAGCCCGCTGGTGGCATGGATCGTCCCGCGTCCCACGTTCTTGATATCCACCTGCGTGACACTATTGATGATGGGCTGAGACGGTTCATCGCGGGCGTAGATCGTGAGTGTGGCGGTCTGGATCGCCGCCAGCGGCACCGCCGCACCGGTCTCATCGAGCAAGGTCATCGTGATGCGCGGCCCGGACGATTGCTCCGGCACAACAAGCTCAGCCCCGCCGGCATCTTTCAGGATCGTCAGATTTTCTTTGATCGGTGCCGCCATTGCGCCGCGCTCCTAATTCGGACAGGTTCGGCAGGCCTGCGCCAAGCCGTCCCCGAAGATCGTCGTACACTCCGCGATGCAACTGCCCCCGCAAAACTGCCCGAGGGCCTGATCGCGCTTCCCCTTCGGCTGATCCGTCAGCCATGGCAACTCGATCCCACAGAATCCAAGGATGCCGCGCTCGGCGGCGATGTGCTCAAGGCATCGCTTGAGGAACGCATCGGAGTCAGCAGGGCCGAACTCGGTGCAGACGGCCCGGAGCTTGGTGACGTCTCCTCCAGTGAGGGCGACGAGACTGCGTTCGACCCATTGGCTCCAGGTGCATCCAACCGTGCGAGCGCCTCCAGGTGATTTTGAAACACCCGGCCCGGCACCAACATCGCCATCTGATCCGGCCGATTGCTGTAAAAAAAATGCGGCCCGAACAAGGCCACCTCCCCGCCGGTCAAGTGCCCGGCGAACGCCTGCGCCCGCTCCGCAATCGCGCTGAACGGCTGGCGGGAATGCGCCGCCCGGTCATGCCCATCCGCGATCAGGCAGATCGCCATGAAGAGCGGACCCTTCTCGCGCAGCAGGTCATGCACGGCCGCATAGTCGAGCGCCTGCATGTCGATCCCGTTGAAGATGTGCTCGCCGAGCCACTTGTTCTGCTGCCAGGACAGCGGCTCCAGGCGATACGTCACGCCGTCGATCCGGTAGATCTTCTCCGTCACGTCGTCGGTCTGTTCCACAGCCGCTCCTATGTCCATGCTTCGGAGAGTTCGTCATCGCCGCCGGCAGCACTGCGCGCGAGCAGGAAATCCACCCCCAACGTCGCGAGTCCGTTCCGGTCTTGCGGGGAGAGCTTGGTGTACTGGCAGACTGGCGCGCTGACCGTCAGGATATTGCCCGCCGAGCCCGCATGCTTCCAGGTGAGGATCCCCGTGGTCCCCGCGAGCAGACGCCCGTAAAAATCGTGCGTCGCGACGAGTTCGAGCTCCGGATCGATGCTGCCGATCACGTTGCGCTTCGTCAGCACGGTGCTGATATAACCCTCCGCTTTATTGATGTCTGGCCGGGGCTCCAGCGTATTGCCGAGATCGATGGCGATCTGCGAGACGAACGCGGAGAAGCTGGCCACACTGAACACCGCCGTGAGTAAGGCCACCGGCACCGTGGTTTCCACCCCAGACGGAGTCGGGAGCGCCACATCC